TCACACGCTGTTGATGAGCCGCGCCACGCCGAAGCGCACGTCGATGCTCGTGGCGCCGACGTTCTTGATCTTCAGGTTCCAGTCGTCCCCGGTGGCGGCCTCCCACCAAACCTCCAGGTCGGCGGCGCGCGGCCCGGTGCCAGCGAGGTACAGCTTGGCGGAGTCGACGTAGTAGACGCTGACCGGCGGCGGGCCGACCAAGCCGATGGAGTACGTCCCCGCCGCGCTCGTGTCACCGGCGGCGATGGTGCCGGCGCCCGTGGCACCGCCAGGACGCAGGTAGCGGCCGTCATGGTCTCCGGGCAGCTTGTGGGCCAAGTGCTCCGTCAGGCGCTGCAGAAGAGACTGGAGCTGCGCGCCGACGGTGCCCGCGGCGACGGTGAGCGTGAACGCTCCCTCGGTGAACGTCAGCCCCACGTTGCCGACGCGCCCAGCGCCCGCAGTCTCGGCCTGCGCGAGCAGGCCGCTGACAAGCTCCGTGAGCTGCGCATCCACGCTCAGACCTGCGAGCCATTCGCGCGCGGCCGTCACGATCTCGTTCGCGTGGTGACCGTCGAGCTCTGGGTCGTGCGTTTCGATGGCCTGCTTCAGCCAGTTCGTCCGATCGCTCAGCTCTTGCGCCTGACGGTTCGAGACGCCATCGACGCCGCCGAGGGCCTTGTCGGTGGTCTCGATCTGATAGATCCCAGCATGAAACGTCGAGACCTGCGGCAAGTTCGCCATCCGCCTACTCCTCCCACAGCACGACGGTCTCCCCGTCGTACATCACCGACCCGTCGTACGCCCACGTGCCGTCGTAGAACGTGTCCACTCGACCCCGAAACGACGCCAGCAGGGCGTGCCCGGCCTTCACCTTGGCGACGGCCGCGCGCAGCCGCGTGACGACGTCGGAGGCCATCAACCACACGCCGGGGAACACCACCGAGAAGTGCGCCCACGTGTCGGTGGGTCCGCCGTACGGACGACTGCCGTCGTAGGCGACCTGGCCGTTGTAGTACCAGGCGTGGTTGAAGTGCTCGTACACCTCGGCCGAGGCGAAGCCGAGCAGCCGGAGCACCCGCAGTACTCCCGGGTTCGTGCCGCCCTCCTGGTGCAGCAGAAAGGCGTCTCGCAGCCGACTGCGCCACTGCTCGATCGTCTCCCCGCCAAGCTGCGGCAGCCACCGCTCCCAGGCCAGGAACGGCAACGCCCACTCGGCGGCCAGCAGCGGGTGTCGGTTGTCGCGAAGCTGCTGCAGCTTCCCGAGCAGCTCGGCGAGCAGCTCACCGCAGGCCAGGCACAGCAGCCGTGCTTGAGCCGCGACGCCCTTCCGGTCCAGCAGGCGCAGCGGGCGCGGCAGCAGCCCCCAGAGGCCGAGGCCCATGCGGTAGCCCGCCTCCGTCGTCTGCTCGCCGAACACCGGCACGTAAGGCATGGTGTTGAACGTCATCAGCGCGCCGCTCTCCGCTGCACGTCCACCGCGATAGTCCCCGCCACCGCCAGCTGCCGCTGCGTCATCACCTCGGTGTGCGCCGGCAGGTCGATGACGACGTCGTACGCCCGCTCCACGCCCATCAGAAGGGCGCTAAGCTGCCCCAACGCGACGTCGTCCCCGGGCGCGCGCGGCGCCACGCCCAGCGACTCCGACCCGGCGAAGAAGGCGGCCGCGCGCTCCTCGGCGGCCGTCTGGCCAGCGGTGACCTGATCGTCGCTCGCGTCGGGGTCCAGGTACACGATGGCGTCCACGTCGACCTGCAGGAGCTGCGGAGCCACCACGTCCACGTCGGAGCACTGCGGGCGGCGAGCGTCGATGTACGCCTGCACCGTCGCGAGCAGCTCGACCGAGGGCGTGCCGGCCGGGCCGGTGATGATGACGTCGACCGTCCCCGGCCCGCGCGGGTGCTGGTCGTCGACCTGCACCGACGTGGCCCCGGCGTCCAGGGCCATGCCCCGGTACGCGTCGGCCGTCGACCCGCGCGACAGCTGCGGCCACTTCAGCCGCAGCCGCGACCGCAACGGCTCGTCCTGCTCGTCACTGCGCCCTTCCGTCGTGATCCACCCGGACTCGTTCGTGACCGTCTCGACCCCGCCCACGGGCGTCTCGATCAGCTTGATGTACCCGACGGCCACGTTGTACGCGGCCCCCGTGAACTCCGCCCGGACCGCGACCTGCACTGAGGACTGCCCGGCCGGCAGCACCGCGGCGGCCGTCGTGAAGTACCGCAGCTTCTGCCCGCCGGGGGAGATCTCGGTGGTGACGATGGTGTTGACCGGGATCGGCACGTTGCCGGTCGTGCCCGTTCGCCCGAAGCGCACCACGCCGAGGGTGCGCAGCGCCTGGAGCGGCGCGTCCCCGTAGTCATCCGCATGCAGGGCCAGCCACACGCCCCCCGCGAACTGCACGAAGGAGTTGGGCGCCAGCGTGTCGACGAGCTCGTCCCAGAGGTCCGCGATGCCCTTGCACACGACCTCGGTCAGCGTCTTGAACACGCCGCCGTCGTTCAGGTTCGTGATGACCGACCCGCCGGCCTTCATCAGGTCGAGCGCGCTCTTCACGAGCGTCGCATGCGACCGCCAGCCGACCAGCGTCTTCCAGTCAGGCATCCAGGCCCTCCACCACCTGCAGCGTGACCTCGTCGATGCCGCCGCCGAGGACCAGGTTCAGCGGGTGCTCCTCCCCGATCGGGGTCACCTCCACCCGCATCTCGACCGTGCCGTCCCCCAGGGAAACCGTGCTGGCCCGCACCGAGGCCACGCGGGGGTCGCCCTCGATGGCGCTCTCGACCTCCTGCTCGGCGGCCGCCCGCGTCTCCGGCGTGTCGTCGCCCTGCACGAAGGCGATCAGGTCGCACCCGTACTCCGGGTGGCCGAGGAGCCCGCCGCGCGGCGTGTTCACGCGCAGCCAGAGGGACTGGACCAGGCACGCGCGGCCGCGCACCAGCTCCACGTCCCCCGTCGGGAGCGCGACCAGGTTCCCGTCGTCGTCGACGGCCAGATCCGTCCCGAACAGCTCCTCGTCCGTCAACGCCAACGCCTCACTCCTCGGGCGGATCGAACGCCACCGGCTGCGCCACGATGTTCAGGGGCCCACCGAAGGGCCCCGTCGCCGTCGCTCCCGACACCGTCGCCGTCAGGTTCGCGGCGACCGCGTCGTAGATCCGCTTCACCACGACCTTCATCAGCGCCTTCCGGTCGACGTCGTCCGGCGCATCGCCGCACAGCCCCGCCATGTCGTCCACGATGTCGCTGGCCACCGCCGCGGCCTGCTGGTCCGTCAGCGGCATCCGTCAGGCCCCCGGGCTCGTGATGTGGAGCGGCAGCGCCGGATGGTCGCTGCCGGTGTACAGGCACCGCATCAGCGACGTGGCGCCCGCCAGCTTCACGACCGGCCCGAACACTTCGATCCCGTCGGGCGTCAGCCGCACCCGCACGTTGACGTTCACCGCCAGCACGAGCTCGTCGACCGCGACCGCCGGCACGTCCCAGCCGTACGCCAGCACGCCGTCCACGTACGGCTGAGACGGGTCGTCATAGTAGAACCCCAGCCGCACGATGCTCCCCGGCGCCGGCAGACCGAACACCCCGCGCTGCGCGCCGGCCCACAGCACCGGCACCTCGACGTCCGAGAGCACCGGCCAGCTCGGGTCGTCCCCGCCGTCCGGCAGGAGCGGCTGCACGTCGACCACGTACCGCGGCGCGAGCAGCTCCGCCTTGCCGCCCTCGGTGGGCCCGCCCTTCACCACGCGGGCCCGCATCATCGCCGGCCGCACGGTCCCGTCGCTCACGAGCTTCCGCAGCGCTGCCTGCTCCCGCTCCTTCATGCGACGAGCCTCCACTCCAGCTCGGTCCGCGAACCGCCCTGCCGCGGACCGCGCACACGGTGGGTCACGCGCTCCAGGCGCGCCAGCCGCCGCTCGAGCCAGAACCGTGCGTCCACCAGCCCCACGAGCCCCGAGTGCTGCAGCTCGGGCAAGAGCCACGTCTTCGCCGTCCCGATGTCGACCCCGCTGGGCTCGAGCCCGAGCAGCGAGTCCCCCTCGACGAGGATCGTCAGGTCCGCGTTGAGCGCCCGCTGGTACCGGGGCGACTCGTCCCAGGGCCCCCACCAGACCGTCCCGTCGACCTCGCAGTAGAGGTCCCAGCCAAGCTGCCACTGCCGGTCCATTTGCTGGAGCAGCTCGAGCACGCTCAGCCCCCGCGCGACCACGTGATGCCGGCGCGGCAGCTCGGCCGAGCCGAGCCCGTGGGCCACGCCCAGCTCGTCCAGGACCGCGCGCGCCACCTCCTGCGGCGTGACCCGCAGCCAGCTCCGCGTCACGTGCGCCCGCGCGAGCCCGAGCATGCCCTTGTCGCGCGCCCTGAGCGTCAGGACCCGCTCTGGCTGCACCTCCTCCACTTCGCCGTGGAACAGGCCGAGCAGCCCCGTCTCGCGGTCCCCGACGCCCATCAGCACCTCGGCGCCTTCGGTCAGCTTCTCGGCCGCCGCGCCGTCCTCGTTGTCCACGCGGAGCTCCAGGGTCGCGAACGGCCGCAGCCGGCTCGACACGTGGTCGAGGGACACGAGCTGCTCGACCGACCAGCCCCCCACGAACACCGCCCAGTCGGGCGTCTGGATGGTCCGCTCCTCGGCCACGTGCGCCCCTACATCCGCCGGTGACTGCGCAGCTCGGCCGCCGCCTGCTGCCGCTTCACGTCCTCGCTCTCCTCCGTCGTACGCGGAGGCACCTTCATCAGCAGCCGGTCCGCGCTCGAGCGCGCCGTTCGCCCGCGCTCGAGCGCGCGACGGTACGGAGCGACCTTCTGATCCCGCACGTACCCGCCGCCGGCCGCGATGGCTTCCTGGAGCCCCGCGCCGATGGCTGTCCCGGCCAGGTTTGTGATGCCCGCGGTCAACCCGCCCGCGAGCGCGGCGCTGCCGTCGCCCAGGCCCGCCTTCCAGGCGGCCGCGCGTTCCTTCGCGACGATCGCGGGCCTGTGCTCCACCAGCACCAGGTCCCCCTCGAGCCAGCCCACGCCGACCTTCGCGGCCACCTTGAAGGTCTTCCACATCACGTCGCGGATGCCCCGCGCGCGGGTCAGGACGTTCACCAGGCGAAAGATCCGCGGCCGCGCCGCCGGGTCCACCGCCTTGAACAGCCCCTCCACCTGCTTGACCTGCTCGAGCGCCGTGAGACCATCCCGCTGGTCCAGGAAGCGCACCCGGATCGTCACCGTCCCGTCCCCGAAGCCTTGCGGCTGCCGCGACGTGCCGCTGCGCGACGGCGTCCGGGCCTCGTCGTAGAGCACCTCGTTGTCCACGTCGATGGCCTGCACCTGCCCGGGAAGCTCGACCTCGCCGAGGCGCACCGCTCCGCCAGGCCCCCGCACCTCCATGCTGGTCGCGAGCTCGGCCATCAGTACGCCGCCTCCCGCGCCGCGCCCTGGTACGCCTGGGCCTCCACGAGGCTGCCGTCCGGGAGCTGGACGAAGATCGGCTGCTTCTGCCGCATGGCCTCCGCGCCCTGGTCGTACAGCGCGCGCAGCAGCTCGGTGGTCTTCGGGTCCTCCACCTGCATCGTGCCGCCGGCGTCCCGCTGCCCAGGCACCGCCAGCTGGCCCGGGCCCGGCATCCCCATGCCGTAGCCACCGAGCACGTCGGCCATGCTGCGAGCGCCAGCCGGCGCCAACGTGACGCCCTGGAGCTGGATGCCGCCCAGCCCGCGGGCGACGTCTATCCGCGCCATCTGCCGCGGCGCGGAGCTCGGGGTGTGCTCGACCCCGGCAAGCTGTTTGACGCCCGGGATCTGCTCGTTCGCGAGGTAGCCCCCCGCCGCGACGTCGCGGCGGATATCTGCTGCCCGGGCGGTGTGCCAGCCGGCCGACTCGAGGTCCTTCTGGGCCATCAGGCGCTCGCGCCGCGTCGCCGTCGGGTCCGCCAGGACCTTGCGGGCGCGCTCCATCTTTGCGCGCGCCTGGCTCTCCTGACCCCACGCATCGAGCTTGCCGGCCGCGTCTCGACCGAGGGAGCCGACCCCCTTGAAGACCTCCCAGAGCACGAGGATCTTGCCGAGGATGCCGAGCAACTTGCCGAACTTGCCCGCGAGCGATCCCGCGACCTGCGTCCCCGCCTTGTCGGCTGCGCCCAGCGCCCCCGGGATGCCGATGCCCGCCGTGACCGCGACCCGCGCCAGCAGCCCCTGCACCGCCCGGAACCCGAGGAACGCGCCCACCACCTTCATCGCGCCGCCGACCAGCATCAGGAGCGGACCGGCCACGGCCCCGACGGCGGTGCTGATCGCGAGCACATGGATCACCGTCTCGGCAAGCTGCGGGTTCTTCTCGATGAACTGCGTCACCGCCTGGATGGCCTTCTCGAACTTCGGTGCCAGACGCTCGATGAGCGGAACCAGCTTCTCGCCGAGGGTCACCGCGACCCCGACCAGCCGCTGTTTGAGGATGACGAACCGCGCCTCGATGCCCCCCTCCACCGTGGCGAGGGCCGCCGCCACGGTGCCGGTCGCAGCTCCCAGCGCCGTCATGCTGTCTCGAAGCCGCTGCGTCTTGTCCATCAGGGACATGACGCCCTTCAGCCCCTCGTCGCCGAACGCTTCCTGGAGCTGCTGCTGCACCTGCGGGTCGAGCAGCCTGGAGCCAAACTTCGCCTTCAGGTTCTCCATGGTGCCGACGAGGTCGACGCCGCCCTCGGCCGTCCTGGAAATCGCGAAGCCGAGATCTTTCGCGGCCCCGTTCATGCCGCGCATCATCGCGGCGAACGCCGTGCCGGCCTGACCGCCCGCGATGCCGCTGTCGTTCAGCGTGCCGACTACGGCCGACACCTGCTCGAGCGAGATGCCGTACATCTTCGCCACCGGCGTGGCGTACTTCATGCCCTCCGTGAGCTGACCGAGGTTCGCGATCTGGTGGAACTGCTGAGTCTTCGCCGTGATGTCGGCGAGCCGCGTCATCTCGGTGGCCGCGTCGCCCGCCTTGTTGCCGAGGTTGTTGTACAGCGTCGCGAGGTACCCCGCGGCCTCCGTAGCGTCGCCGAACGTGGCCGTCGCGAGGGCCGTGGCGGCCCTCGTGCCCTCGATAGCCTGGGCCGTGGTGAGTCCGGCCGAGACCATGCCGTACGATGTCTGGATGAACTGCTCGGCCGACCCGACGTGTGTCTTCTCCCACTCCTGCGCGGCCGTCCGGACCCGCTTCATGTCCTCTTCCATCGACCCGTACATCGGCGTGATGACGGTCTGCAGCGCCCGCGACGCCTTGTCGACGGCCATCGTGGGGCGCAGCAGCCCCGCCAGCGCGACGGCCCCAGCCGCCGCGCCGATCGAGATCTTCTTGCCCCAGTCCCCGACGCCCTCTCCCCACTTCTTGAGCTTGGTGCTGGCGGCCTGGATGCTCGCCTGAAAGCGAGCCATCTGCTTGGCCATCCCCTGGACGGGTCCCGTCAGCCGGTCCAGGACCGACACGACGAGCATCGCAGTGAAGATGGCCCCGAACACGTCTCACCCCCTCCGCGAGAACACCCGACTGAGCGCCGCCGCCATGACCTCGACCTCACGCTCCTCGAGCCACAAGGCTTCCGCCACGGCCGTCGCGAACTCGTCGTCCTCCATCCGGTCGAGGTCGGCTTCGCGCAGGTCCAGTCGCTGCATCACCAGCAGACGGTACTGTCGCGCATCCATGCGCCGCAGTGCCGCCAGCTTGGAGGCGACTAGATCCTGCGCCTGCTGAAAACCTGGCCGCCCCCGACCGACTCCAGGATCTCGTTGACGCAGGAGAGGACGAGGCCGGGCCGGGCCTCCAGCGCGTCCACCAGCTCCTCCTTCGGCGGGTCGAGCACGACGTCCTGGCAGAACTGCATGCCGGCCCGGACCGCGTTCGACGCCTGGCTGTTGCGCATGTAGCGCGCCAGGTGCGACTGGTTCGGCGCCCGGAAGGTCATCCGGAACTCGCGATCCTCGGTGTCGACCGACGTCGACTCGAAGACCTCGATCCCCTTCTGCCGCAGCACCGCGATGCGCTCCGCGAGGGGTACGCCCGACGGCCGCTCGTCCTTCGTCTCCGCGCCTTCCTGCTCTCGCTCCTTCGCCACGGATCCACTCCTCGGCGGCCGTCCGCGGCCGCATCATCAGGGTCTACGACCGGCCCTCCGCCGGCAGCGGCGGTCAGACCGCCTGGACGCCGTTGCGCACGATCGGGTCGACCACGATGAAGCCGAGCTGGACCTCGAGCTTCGTGTCGCCCACCTTGCCGCCGCTCTTCACGCTCGTGAACTCGCACAGCGGCAGCTCGTCCACGCTCAGGTCGCCATCCTCCTCGCCGTACGTGACGTTCGCGGAGAACTGGACCCCGTAGAGCCGCTCGCGCCGCACCGCGAGCTGGGCCAGCAGCTCGTCGAAGCCGTCGCGCAGGAGCGTGAGGTTGCCCTCGGCCGTGTACACGCCCCGCCCGATCCCGCGCGGCGCGATGGAGCCGAGGGCATGCGCGTGCTCCTTCGGGACCTGGTCGCCGTAATCGATCGACTGGACGAAGGTCTGCCGCCGTCCCCCGATCAGGGTCAGCGACAGGTCCTCGAACGCCCACACCCGCCCGTTGACCGGCATGATCTCCCTCCCTCTGCCGGGCCCGTGACCCGGCGTCAGACCCGCCGCTCGAGCGTCACGCCGCGTACGGGTTGGCGAAGCCCAGGTCCATCCCGATCCAGGCCGCCTTCGGCTTGGGCTGGATCCGGATCTTGATGTTGAACTCGCTCGTGCCGAGCACGTCCTGGCCGGCCGGGATCTGCACGTCGAGGTCGACGATCTCCCCGGCCGCCTGCATCCGCTTCAGCGGCTGCTTGGCCGACGTGACGATGGCGCGCTGGCCGACCACGTCCCCGTCGCCCCACACGTGCGGCAGGACCGCCAGCCGGCATCCCCGCGCCGCCTTGTTCATCGTCCGGCGCAGGTAGGCGTACCGGAAGTCCGACGTCTCGGCCGACATCAGCCGGTCGGCCGTCACGTAGACCCCGTCGAGGTCCTCGTACTGCCGGAAGGTGATGTAGCGGGCGGTGTCGAGCGCGGCGACGTCCGCGTACGCCCGGTCCTTCGGGAGCGCCGCGTCCGCCATGACCATCGGCAGCGGGCCCCGCTCGACCCAGGCCGGGCTGTCCGACACGCGCGCGCCGGCGACCAGCCAGCCCGCGAAGATGGCCGCGCAGTTGCGGGGGCGCAAAGCCCCGTCCAGGGCATCCGTGATGTACCGGAACTCCGCGCACACCCCGATGTAGTCGCTGGCGAACCCCGCGGCCTCCGCCTGCGCGGCCGCCACGAACTCCGCCGGAGTGTCGTCGTCGGCCGGCCACGCCGCCTCGCACAGCGCCCAGGTGTACTTGTGCGCGGCCTCGGCCGTCGCCATCTTGGTGGCGACCGAGGTCCACAGCGCCGAGGCCGACGGCCCCACGATGTGGATGAAGTCGAACGCGTTCGTCGAGGCGATGAGGGCGTCCACGGCCGTCCCGCAGGTGGCGGCCGACATCACCGGCTCGGTGGTCGTCCACTCCCACTGGTCGCCCTCGTCGAAGGTCCCGCCGCCGTTCGCGAAGGTCACCGTGATGCCGGTGTTCGGGATGACGTACGCGCCCGGGGCGCCGGGCACGGTGATCTCCCCCGACCAGGTGAGGCCGCCGTTCTTGCTGTACCTAAACGTGGCGGCGTTCAGGTCGCCGGCGGTCAGGATCTCCACCACCATCTGGTAGCGGTTGTTCGCGGCGCCGCTCGGCGTGACCGTGCCCTCACCCGTCTTCGTTGCCGTCACGTCGCCGGACGCGCCCTGCGTGCCGGCCTCCGCCTTGACCGCGAGCACCGACCGCGCGCCGGCCGCCAGGCACTCGGCCACCGCGTCCGCCAGCGGCCCGTAGCCCAGCAGCGTCCGGACCCGGTCGACGTCCGAGACGGGGATGATGCTCGACCCCAGCGAGCTGATGCCCACCTGCGCCACGATCCCCGTCGCGTCCTTGCCCGCCAGCCCGAGGCCACGAGTCCGGATGGTGGCGTACGCATCCGGCAGCAGCGGCTTCGCCATGATCAGCCCTCCCCTCGTCAGCGCCCGTCCCCCTCGAGGGGCGTGGCGTCACCCTCAGCCCGCCGCGGCCGCCCTTCAGCCGCGCGCCCGGCGCTGGTCCATCCGACCGTTCAGCCAGCGGTTCAGCTCGCCCGCGAACTCCGCGAACGGCACCCGCTTCCCGTCGCCCCAGCGCTTCAGCCGCTTCAGCCCTTCGAGCTGCCAGCCCGGCACGTCCAGGGTCTTCGCGTGCTCCTCGATCGTCGGGTTCTGCGACACGCCGGCCGGCGCTGCCGCCGGGATGGCGGCCGCCACCGCGGCCGTCTCGTCCGTCTTCTTCGCCATCGTCAGATGACCTCCCCCTGCACCGCGATGTCCGTCAGCAGCGGCACCGTCCGAGTCCGGTACACCCCGCCTACCAGGTCGATCCCCGCCTTCGCCATCGCTTCCCTGCGCGACCACGACGCCTCGTCGACCCACTGCGTGTCCGACGTCCAGCCCGTCACCGGCCGACCGTCGGCCACCAGCCCGTCCAGCAGTCCCGCCACCACCGCCTGGAGCAGCACCTCGGCTTCCTCCTCGGTGCGGTGGTAGATGAAGATGCCGAGCTGCAGGCGGCGGATCGCCCGCCGGGTCACGTAGCGCCGGACCTTCGCGTCCGTCTCGATCGCGACCAGCATGCCGTCCGGCTTCGTCTCGTCCCGGCCGGTCAGCATGACGACCTTCGGCAGCGCGCACTGCGCGGCGTCCCCGTCCTTGCTCAGGAACAGGGACGTGGGCGGCACCGGCGGCGTCAGCCCCGCCAGGATGCTCCGCACGCGCTCCTTGCAGGCCCCGATCACGACTGTCCCCCACCGCGCCGCGCGTCCTCGATCGGCTTCTCCACCGTCTCGAACGTGATATCCTTCAGCTCCTGCATGAGATCGGCGTCGCCCTCGATATAGAGGTAGGGGCGCGCCGGCATCGTGAACCGCGCCCGCTTCGCGCCCGTCTCCCCGCCGAACTGATGGATCGCCGCGTAGATCTTGTTCGTCCCGACGGCCACGCGCTCCGCCGTGGCCTTGTAGTTGATGGACCGCATCAGCTCGCCCGTGCGGTACAGCGTCCGACCCGGCTTCTTCTTCGTCCGGTGGAACCCCTGCCGGTCTGTCTTCCCGGTGAAGCTGCGCATGAACGCCGCGCCGCTGACCGGCCACGGCCCATCAGGTCCCTGCTCCGCCTGGAAGTGGCGATCCGTCGCCTCCAAGATGGCCTCGCCCATCTCCTTGTGGACCGCCTGGAAGTCGATCCGGCCCGCGGCCGCGAGCCCGGCCGCGAACGCCCGGTCGTCGCCCTGGAGGAACATCCCGCCGTCGCGGCTGGTCTGGAACCCCGCCATCAGAACCGCTCCAGCAGCTCGTCGGTGTAGATCTGCGGCCGGCTCTTCACGCGGACCGGCGCCGGAGGCGCGGACGGCTCGGACATCGTGCCGACCCCGATCGCCGCCTTCCCCTCCTGGATGCGCTCGAGCAGCCGGATGGCTGCCTTGTATCGATCCACCACCGCCTTGTCCGCCGACTGCTCGTTGAAGCCCCGGCGGGCGAAGAGGTTGTAGGCGGCCAGGTCGACCGCGATCCGCCGCACCACGCCCGGGATCGGGGCGAACGGCACCGGGTAGCGCGGCTGGCAGTACCCGTCGATCACGTCGGAGGCCGTCTCGATCGCACCGTCCACGACGCCCGCGTCCTCGGTGCCATCCAGGTCGTCGTCCGCCAGCTCGCGGAGCACGTCCGGCCGCACCTGTTTGAGGATGTCGTCGCGGGTGCAGTAGAGGGCCATCGCTACCAACCCCTCGCCGCCCTTCGGGCGGGCGTTCAATCGCGTTCAAACGCCGTTCAAAACCGTCCAGAGCACCCGAACCCGAACCCCACGGCCCGACGGCCGGGCGCCCCGTCCTGGGGGCGCCCTGGCCGCCTGCCGCCGATCACGCCACCGCGTTCGTGATCAGGTAGCCCGCCTCGGCGAGCGTGTGGTACGGCTTGTAGAAGTCCTCGACCACGATGATGTCGGAGTTGCGCCGCTCGTCGCGGTACTTCGACGTCGTGGGCCGGCCCTTCTTGCGGAACGTGTAGCCGAACGCGGGCACCCCTCGCCCCGGCGTCTCCGGCACGTACGCCAGCAGGGCGTGCTTGCCCCACACGTCGCCGAGCACCGCGCCGCTCAGCTTCACGCCCTCGCCCACCAGCACCGTCTTCAGCCAGGGCGCAAAGACGCTCAGCACGTGCTCGAACGTGATGACCTTCAGGTCGCTCGCGCCGAGGATCGCGCGGAGCTGCGCGTGATGCTTCAGCTTCGCCCACACCGCCGGCCCCATGACCAGCGTGTTCGGGCGGCGCCCGATCTTCGCGCGGATGGCCTCGGCCCCCGTCTCGATGTTGTCGACCGGCTTCGAGTCGTCGTGCGACGCCGACCACAGCGTGTTGCCCGTCAGCGCCGTGTTCTTGTTCCCGCCGCCGTAGTTCGCGGCCGCGAGCGCCAGCGTCGCCACCTCGTCCTCCAGCTCGAGCGCCAGCTTGTCCTGCACGACCCGCTGCGACGCCTCGGCGATGTCGTACCAGGCTTCCTCCGACTCGACGGTGTCGACCGCGCCCTCCAGCGAGTGCTCCTCCAGGTCGACCGTCATGGAGTCGGTGTTGTGATCGACCCGCGCCCGCTCGGCGCGCAGCGCGCGCTTCGTGTTCTCGACCCGGAACGCCTCCTTGCCGAACACCGGGACCTTCGCCCCGGCCTTCTCGACCTGCACGAACGGGAACAGCTTCGCCCCGATCAGCTCCGCGTTCTGGTACCCGATCGCCATGTTGCTCAGGATCGGGTCGACCACCCGGAGCGTCGCCAGCCTGCCGGCCATGTCTGCCTCCTCACTCGTCTCCGGGCCCGCGGCCCGTGTGTCGTGCTGCCCTACGGAGACTCGGGCCGCGGCCGACCTCCGGCCGCGGCCCAGTCATCAGGTCGGCGCGATGCCGAACGCGCCGAGCTGGATGCGGATGACGTCGTTGGCCTGCGCCGCCGCGTCGATCGCCTGGCCCAGCCGCTCGCCCGTCGTCGCCGTGACGGCCTTGCTCGCGACGTCCGACTGGACCGCCGCGCCAGCCGTGATGCCGGCGCCGGCCACGACGTACGCGATGCCGCCCGTCCGGACGCGCGCCGCCGCGGCCTGCGCCGCGCTGTTGACCGCCACGCCGATCGCCGCCTCGCCCGCGCCCGCGAGCGTGCCGTCCGCCTGGGCGAACAGCTTGGCCGTGAGCCCGCCGGCGCCGGCCACCAGGCTCACGACCGGGGCCGCCGTCGAGGGCAGGAGCTGGACGCGGATGACGTCGTTGGCCTGCTCGGCCGCGTCGAGGGCCACGCCCGCGGGCACCCCGTTCTGGTGCGGGATGGCCTTGCCGTCCGCGGCGGATTCCACGACCGCGCCGGCCGCGACCGCCGCGCCGGCCACCACCCGGGCGATGCCGCCGACGCGGACCATCGTGTCCCCGGTGGCCAGCGCCGTGGAAACCGACACGCCGGCCACCGCCTCGCCCGCCGCCGGCAGCGTCCCGTCCGCCTGCGCGAAGCGCCCCGCGGTCAGGCCGCCGACCCCGGCCGTCATCTCGATGACCGGCTCGGTGCTCGGCGCCAGCAGCCGCACCGCGATGACGTCGCCCGCCTGCGCCGCCGCCTCGAGCGCGACCGCCGCGGGGTGCCCGTTGACGAGCGTCACGGCGCGGCCGAGGGCGTCGGACTCGAGGACGGCGCCGGCCTCCACGGCCGCGCCCGCATCGACGTACGCGACAGCGCCTGTCTGCACCAGGAGGTCCCCCTCCTCGGCGGCCGCGTGGACCGCCACGCCCAGCACCCGCGCGCCGGCGACCGCCTGCTCGCCCTCCGCCGTCACGAACCGGCGCGCGACGACCGCGCCGCCCGCGGCCAGCTCGGCGATGTCCACGGCCGTCGGCTCGAGCACGAGGATCTCGACCTCGACGCCGTCGCCCGACGACGTCTCGAGCGCCCTCGCGACGACATGGCCGTTGCGGGCGTCCACGGCCTTGCCGCTCGCGCCCACCTCGAGCAGGCTCCCGGCCTCGAACGCGCCGCCCGCCTCGACGATCGCCGAGCCCAGCGCGATGACCGACGCCGTCTTGGTGTCGTCGCAGTCGAACAGCGCCACGCCCTGGGCGCGCGCGCCCAGGCCCGCCACCGCCCCGTCGAGCCCGACGAACCGCTTGCCCGTGAGGGCGCCGCTCGCGACGACCGACCGGGTCAGCACCTCGGTGTATCCCATGTCCCTCAGCTCCTGCCGGTCCCCCGGCCGTTCGTGCGAACCCCTGCCTCACGCCGGACGCCCGGCGCCGCCCGTGCTCAGCGCTTGCCGGCCAGCACCGCCTTGACCGCCGCGCCGTACGTGACGCCGGCGTGCTTGTCCTGGTAGGCCAGCACCTTCCGGTGCAGCACGGCCGCCTCCTCGTCCACGGTCTGTCCCTCCAGGTCCAGCTCCGCGAACTCCGCCGAGCGCGGCTGCGCGCCGGGGTCGCTCTCGCGGCCCGCGACCGCGCCGAACTGCACGACCGTCGGCAGCCGATCGAGGAACGACAGGAAGATCGCCCGCGGCGCCTTCTTCTCCGTCTTGCCGTCCTCCGCCGTGAACTCGATCGCCTGGCTGTCGCCGTCCGGCAGCGCGACCACGAACTCCGCCAGGCCGGACAGCAGCGCCGGCGCGAGCTTGCCGTCCTTCACGCGCGCCGCCAGGTCGGCCTTGACGCTGGCGAGGGCACGCGCCCGGCGCTCCACGACGAGCTGGGCCGTGAACTCCTGCTGCTGCTGCTCGAGCTTCGCCTCGGCCGCCTTCAGCCGCTCCTCCAGCTCGGCCGCCTTCTTCTCCGCGTCCGTCATCGCCGAACCCCCATCGCCGCACCCGGCGGCCGTGAACTCCATCTCGGCGTCGAGACCTTCGCCGCCGATGTCCTCGAACTTGATGGGCGCCAGGCCCGCCACGGCGGGCTGGGCGGCACCCAGGAACCCCACGTGCCACAGGTACCAGCCGCGCTCCGGCGTGTGCTGGAGCCGCACCGACACCTTCTTGTAGAGCCCGGACTGCACGGCCTGGACGAACTCCGGCACGAGCTGCCGAAACCTCACGAGCAGCACGCCCGCCCGTGCCCTCACCGCCTCCACCCAGCCGAACGCCGGGTCGTCGTTCTTCGGGTGACCGACGACCACCGGCGCCTCGCGGAACGCGGGATCGTAGCTCCGCGCGATCTCGTCCACCTGCTCGGCCGAGACGTCGCCCTGGGGGTACGTGCCCGCGCGAAATACCTCGAACCACTCCACCTTGAATCTCCTCGCTGGCGCGCCGTATACTTGTGTCAGCGGCTGCGAAGCGCGCCCTGACCGCCATGCTTCTCAGTCGTTGCCGCGTCGTCAGGGGGCGGCCCGGCATGCTTCACGGCGCCCGCCACAGCAACGCGCCCACGCGTGCCTTCCGCTGCAACGACTCACGGGCCGGGTAGCCCGTCCACCCGACGAGGCCGCCACCGGACGTCTCGACGACCACCAACTCCCGTCGCCGCGCCTGCCCCATCTCGAACGCGGAGAGGTACTGCCGCCGCAGCCGGAGCATCCCGGTGAGCTTCGACCGCATCGGCACGAGCCAGATCTCCGACGGATTCCGCAAGGTCTCGACCAGCAATGGCAGGTGCTCCGTCCGCTGCATGGCCTTGCCCTCGTCCTCCAGCACGTGCTCCAGGAAGCGTTGCCGGCTCACGTTCACTCGCGCGCCCGTCGCGTCCGTCACCCACAGATCGAGCGCGCCTGGGTCGCCGCCGACCCGAGTCGTGAGCGACTTCCACACCCGGTCCAGGGTGCCCGCGCGGTCGGTCTGCAGGTTGCCGAACGACTCCAGCTTGGGCATCAACTGCGCCGTCGTCGGCCGCAGCGCTACCGCCTTCGGGTCGAGCCCGTAGCGTTCCGGCTGCGATTCTCCGAGCACCTCCCACTCGCTCGACGTGTCCCCGGCCTGCCGGCGCTCCTCCCGCAGCTCCTCCATCCGATGCCGGTCGAGCCCGCCCCACGCCGACTTGCCCGGGTTCGTGTTCCAGCCCGTGTCCGGCCGGACCACGACCATCTGGCCGTCGTGCTCCTCGGTCTGTCCCAGCACCTTGTCGCCCTGCTCCGCCTTGAGCCCGCGCCGCTCCATCTGGCGCGCGCTGAGCGTCACGACGCGGCAGCGGCAGCGGTGCCCGTTCGGCGGGTAGATCTGGTCCCAGATGGGATCGTCCGCCCGGAACACGCGCCCCTCGAGCGCGGCGTGAGACGGCCGTACGTCGCCGTCGCCGGCCGTCCGGTACTGCCAGAACGGGCGCGCCTTCAGAACGGCCGGGTCCGTCATCTGGCGGTAGCGGCCAACGCTGTAGGCCGTCTGCACCTGGTTGCGGTAGACGGTCTCCAACTGGTACGGGCCCGCGGGGGACAACCCCGCCTTCTTCAGCACCCCGGCGGCCTCGCGCTGGAAGTCGGCCAGGGTTGTTCCCTTCTCCAGCGCCTTCAGCACCGCACCATGCAGCTCGCCCACCACTGCCTCGGCCTGCACGCCGGCGACCCAGAACGCCCGGTCCTGCGCCTCCCGCGGAAGCCCCTGCGCGACCTTGGCGGGCAGCGCCATTCGGTCCTTGAAAAACGCGATCGCGTCATCGAACGGCAGCGGCTCGAACAGGAAGCCGTCTGCGGCGAAGTCGGATCCCGCCTCCTGCGCTACCGACCAACGACCGTTCAGATCCGCCACGAGCAGGGCGCGGGCTAGCACCTCGCCGATAGGTGCCAGATCCATCTGCCGCGCCGACTCCAGCACCGCGAGGTCCAGGCCCTCGTACGACTGCGCGCTCAGGATGACCGCCAGCGCCACATCGCCCGCCGCAGCAAGTGCCTCGACCGATGCCGGCAGCGACCGCGCAACGAGTGCGTCGATCGCCGCCTGGGCCCGTTCGCCGGGCTCGTCATCCGCCGCGTAGCTGGCCTCGATGTCGCCGCTGGGGTCGTCCGCGCTGGCGGGCCGAGGACCGGCCGGACCCGACTCCGGCGCGGGCGCCAGCACCGCCTCGTCCTTCTCCGGCTCCGGGATCTGCAGCTTCTCGTGCGCGAACGCGCGGCTCACGGGCAGCCCGACCTTCACGGCGCCCTCGATCAGCTTCAGCCACTCGGCGCGGTCCTCCTCCTGCAGGAACAGGAAGGTGGGCGCGGTCGCCGAAGGGACGTTCAGCTCTGTGGTCCACCGCAGCAGGGCGCCAATGGCTTTCGCCACCAGGCGCTGATCGCCCTCGGCGATGTCGTTGCGCACCTCTCCGTGCGTCTTGCTGGCCGCGTAGCTCCCGGCCTGGCCTACTTCGGACGTGAGCGTCTGGCCGATGATCGCCTTGCTGATCTCCGCGTTGCAGACGGCTGAGAGCGAGGCGTGCAGCTCGCCCTTCGACGCGGCGTTCGCCTCCAGGATCTCGACGGACCCGTCGCTCGGACCGACGCCGAAGCCGTCCTGCCGCAGCTTGCCGAGGGCCTCCAGGAGGGCACCGACCTCCTGGTCGCTCGCGCCGCGCGCGACCTTTCCCCAGACGAACGGGATCCCGAATTTTTCGGCCAGGATCACCCAGAACTTCTGGGAGTTGTGCTTGAACGTCCACGGCCAGAAGCAACGCGAGAGCGCGGCCCACCCGTACGGGTTGTCGTACGTCGGCCACTGCCGCGCCTGGAGGATCTTGCGGTCCGGGACCGGCACGCCGTCGGTCTGCTGCTCGCGCGTCAGCAGGCGCAGCTCGCCGTCCGGGGTGTACACGAAGCGGCGCTGCGGCCGGTCCAGCACGGCCGTCGGGCGGATCTCCGCCCCGTCCGACTCCCATTGCACCTCGCCGTACGCCCGGCCCCACAGCGGCGCGTCCAGCAGCGTCGCGACGAGGTGCTCCAGGTCGAGCGCCTGCAGCACCTCCCGACACAGGTCCGCCGCCTTGCGGTCCGCTCGCCGGTTCGACGCCGCCGAGACATCCCAGGGCAGGCGCAGCGTGGCGCTCTTGCGCTGCTGCACCACCGCGAACACGTGAGCGTCCGTCGCGACGTCGTCGTACACCGCTTCCCGCGCGCCCAGCTTCGTCAGGATCTTGTCGGGGTTCGGCAGGTACGACAGCCGCGCGAAGAAGTCCGGATCCGACGACCGCGACGCGATCGTCTGCAGCAGCTCCTTCGCCGAGCGCGCCTCCGCTCGGGCCATGTTCAGGACCTGACTCATCCGAGCACGAAGCCCCCGTAGCCGTCGAACAGGTTGTGGGTCAGACGCGGCACGCTCATCACCCGCACCGGCTCGGACGGCTGGCTGGCTCCATGCAGCGCCAGCGCCAGCGCCCAGAAGTGGTCGGCGTGACCGTGCTGGTTCCGCTCGGCGTCGAACCGCACGTTGCCCGACGAGGTCGTCGTCTTCTTGATGGAGTTGAGGGACCGCCGGATGTCCGGGTCGACCGGGATCTTGACGGACCGATCCTGGAATGCCCGCAGCGCCGTGACCGCCAGGTCTTCCTTCACGGCCGTCGTGAAGTGGACTTCCTCGACCCGCGAACCGAACGCGTCACGCGCCTCTTCGGCGAGCTGGGCGCCGATGCCCGTGGCGTCGATGCAGCAGCGGCGCAGACTCGGCAGCATCTCGAGCAGGCCGTACAGGAACTCTCGCTGCTTCGCGAACTTGACGCCTCGCAGCGCCTGGATGCCGCGCGTCCAGTACACCCCGCCCGTCTTCTCGAGCAGCCAGAACACCGTCAGGTCGTGCTTGCGCCCGATGTCGACGCCCAGGTACGCGTCGCCGGGCAACCCGGTCTGCGCCAGCTCGAGCTGCAGCTCCGACGCCTCGCACCCGCTGATCAGCTCGTGCGGGAGCAGGGTCGTCGCCTCGTCCTGCGGGATGCACTCGAACTCCTCCGCCCAGACGGCGGGGTCGTCGATGATGCCCTTGAGCTCCTCGACGTTCGCGGGCAGCCCGTCCGCCACGGCTTCGTGGATGTCGACGTGGTGCTTCGACCAGAACTTCTCGTTGTCCTTCTTGTCGTACAACTCGTAGAACTTGTTGTGGATCCCACGCAGCGTGGAGCACACGATGATCTTGAAGCCCCACGTGATGGAGCCCGTGAGCGCCGCCCAGATCTCGCGGCTGCGCTGATGCAGCGCGAACTCGTCCAGGATCACGTGTCCCGTGTAGCCGCGCGCGGTCGCCGGGTTGGCCGGCAGACCGATGACCCGCACCCCGTTCGGCAACCGCACCGTGAGCTGCTTGAACGAACCCTCCGGAATCCGGAAGTCCTCGGAGAAGAACTCCGCCGCGATGTTCACCACCTGGCAGTGGCGGCGGACGGCGTCGATCACCTCGCCCGACTGCCGCTCGCCGGCGCTGAGGATGATCCAGTCTGCCCCGCCCTTGAGCCCTTCCAGCACCGGGATGAGGCTCAGGACGAACTTCGTGAACCCCGTCTGCCGGGACTTGACGACCAGCCGTGCCCGCGCTGGGTCTTCGATGAACCGCTGCTGGTACGGCAGCAGGGGGACGATGCCCCGGATGTCCACCGCGTTCGTCACGTCTTCGCCGGCCCCAGCTTGTAGATGCTGCGCACCTGCTCGATGAACTCGGGCGTGGCCTCCACGACCCCGCCCTGCGCCTTCGACTTCGCGGCCTCCGCCGCCTTCGCGCGCAGCTGCTCCGCGGCCTTCCGCTTCTCCTCCGCCGTGCGCTCGTCGCCGAGCTGCTTGCGCTGCGCGGCCTGCGCGCGCATCAGGCTGGACAGCTTCTCGAACAGGTCGACCGGGTCGGCCTTGTCCATCTCCTCGGCCGTCACGCGCAGCAGCCGCTCGAGGAGCAGCGACCCGGCCGCGCGACCAGCCGCGTCGGTCAGGGACATGCCGTCCGTGATGGCCGCCTGGAGCACGCTCGCCACCTCGCCGGCGAGCTGGAAGCGGCCCATCGTCGCGTCGATGCTGGTCGCGTAGCGGGCGAGCCCGCCGTTGGTGAGGGGGATGCCGCGCGCCTCGGCCTCGACGAGGATGTCCTCGTGCTTCACGCGGGCGAACAGCTGCTCGTCCACCCAACGCTTCTGCTCGGCCGGCAGCAGCAGCACCTTGCTCACCCTCGCCATCAGCCCCTCTTGCGCAGCGCGGGGTTGTCCGTGGCCGGCCGCTCGTAGCCCTTCGGGTCCACGAACGAGTCCGCCTCGCGCTCCCCACGCACGAGCTGCAGGCCCTTGCCCGTGAGCCACGCCCGCGCGAAGTCCCCGGTCAGCTCGTCGAAGTCCTGCTCCAGCTCGATGTAGCCCGCGTCGCGCAGGTACATCAGGTAGCCGCGGAGCTGCTCCTTCGGCGTGTCGAACTCCAGCTTGTCGAGGGTGAGGAAGACGCGGCGGTCCGTGACCGGCGTCGGGTAGGCCGCCGCCAGCACGCCCACGATGAGACCGCGGATCTCCTTCGGGTTCGCCATGTCAGTCCTTCTCCTCGAGCTTCAGCTGGGTCCGCACGCGCACCAGGTCCGCTTTGGCCTTCCCGTACTCGCGCTCCAGCTCGTCGAGCTTCGCGTCCATCGTCTTGTGCCGGCTGGCGCAGTCCTCGCGGGTGACGAAGCCCCGGGCTACCTCGATCCGGAACTGCGTCAGGGCGCTGGCGGTCTCCTTCACCGTCGACCGCACGTCCTTCAGGAGCCACACCGCGACCCCGAGAAGCGCGCCCAGCAGGACACCAACGGCGGCCGTCAGGATCGGGTCCATCAGTCGGCCGCCCCCGCGCTGGCGGCCGGCACGACCGCGATGGAGACCTCGACCTGAGCCGCGTACCCGCTGCCGAGCACGGCGCAGAGGTCGGCCGCGGCCTGGTCGCCCTCGACGTGGGAGCACCAGTAGCCCCACTCCGAGTACGCCATCGGCAGCTGGCCCGCGCCCTGCGTGCCCGCGGTCAGTGGCGCCGTGCGCCGCGCCAGGAGCGCCCCCGGCACGGGCGTCTCGGTCATGCCCGGCAGCACCACCGCCAGCGCCATCTCGCCTCCGCGGCACACGTCGGCCGCGAGCCGGCAGATGCGCTCCGGCGCGGAGATCACCACGTTCGGGTTGCACCACGTCTCGACCATGGTGCAGGTCACCGAGGCCGACGTCTGGATCGCGCCGGCCATCCCCGGCGTGAGCGGGGCGCACGTCGCGGTCAGGAGCAGCGCGGCGAGGAGCACGGTCGTCAGGGCGCGGGTCTTCATGGCGTCTCTCCCAGGGTTGGAGTTGCGAGCGGCGACGAGGACGACGTGGTTACTGCACCGCGGGCGTGCCCGGCACCTCGGTCTCCGCCGCCAGCTCCCGCTCGCGGTCCGACTGCAGCTCCTCCAGCTCCGGCCGCTCCAGGTGCAGCTTCGCCTCGATCAGCTCGCGCAGCCGCGCGGCGCCGATGTCCACGACGCCCGCCATCTGCAGGCGCTCCTGCATGTACGCCAGCGCCAGCTCCAGCTTCTGCGCCCCGCCGACGGGCGGGCCGCCCCGGCGCAGCGCGTTCCGCGCGGTCTCCGCCGCGGAGTGGATGCCCTCGATCGCCAGGGTCTCCAGCATCTGCTGGGTGCGGATCGCCTTCTCCACGCCGACCTTCTCGGTCAGCACGGCCCCGAACTTGCGGACCACCGGCAGCAGCACCGCCAGCAGCAGCGTGGCGAGGGTGGGGAGCAGGAACTCGACGACCACCTGGGCCCAGTTCATGGATGCCTCTCTCGTCTCTGCGGCCCGCAGCGGAGGGCGGCTGCACGTCGCAGCCGCCCTCCGCCCAGGCACTCGTGGTGGAGGACCACAGTCCTCCGGGCAGCATCCACGCTACCGCTCGAACGGCCCGGCCCGCGAGTTAGAAGCGAGGCCAAATGTCCGTTGTTGTCCGCTATGTCCGATAATCAACCAGACGGCCCGGCGTGAGGACCGCGGCCACCGACTCCCGCGGGACGCGGCGCACCCGCTGACTGACCACGACGACCGCCAGGCGGCCCGCCGAGATCATCCGGCGGACCGTCCGGACATCGACGTCCAGCAGCCGCGCCACCTCGTCCAGACGGAACAGGCGCTTGTCAGGCACGATCGGGTCCCGCGACATAGCCCCGCTCCAGCATGTCCTTGAGCGCCTCGATCACCTTGCCGGCCTGCGCCCGGGTCTGCGGCCACGCCCTCCCGCAGACGCGGGCGTTGAACCCCTTCTGCCGCGGCAGGCTGTCCATGCCGAGCTGGCTGTACAGGTGCTGCATCAACCCCTGCTGCGCCCCGCTGACGGTGTTGCCGAGCGGCGCCGCGTGCTGCAGGCGAGGGTTCCGCCGGCGGAACGGCTTCGGGTTCGGGTTCGTCCAGCCCAGCTCCGCGAACCGCTCCAGCACTGCCTCGAACCCGCGGTCGTCCAGGTCCTTCGACGACCGCACGCCAGTCGCGCTGAACAGCACGTCCTCGTACGTGTCGCGGTCGAGCCCCAGGTTCTTGGCCGCCACGTGGATGACGGCGAGCTGCTGGCGCGTCAGCGACACTCCCGCTTCTCCTCGTCGGCCGCGCAGAGCGCGCAGACCTCATCCCGGGGCGGCGGCGCCATGCAGTCCGAGCAATACACCAGGCCGCACGACGAGCAGACGTTGTCCTCCTCGTCGGCTGAGAGGGGGACGTCGCACTCGAAGCAGTGAAAGGTCATCGCCATCCCCTCACAGCAACGCCGCCTGCCGCGTCTCGTCGCCCGGCAACTGCGCCCGCACCGCGGCCAGCGTCTCGGCCGAGGGCCACCAGATCCCCTGCTGTCCGCGACACGGCACCGGCCGCTCCAGCGCGCTCACCCGCCCGAGGAACCACCCGATCTTCCGGTCGTACTCGGACGTCAGCGTGCCCAGCACGAACAGCACCGTCTCGTCGTCGAGCGTTGCCGAGTAGCAGCCGCGCACGTCGTTCGGGGTCCGCGCCAGGCGCCGGCAGCTCTCGAGCGTCACGACCGCGACGACGGCACCGCGCGCCGCCAGCAGCCGCCGCATCCACTCGCGCGTGGCGCCGGCGCCGCCGAAGCGCACGCCCAGGTCGCGCAGCGTGTACGCACCCTCGTCGTCGTACGTCTTGCCGGCGTGGATGAGCAGCGGCCCGCCAACCACGGCGTCCGGCGGCCGCCCGAAGCGCGTCTCGATCCGCTTCACGTGCTGCTGCCGCAGCCGCGGGTCGCCCGCCGCGATGGCCGCCGCCCAGGGGTTCCAGACGGTCAGTGCCGGCCACCGCTGGTCAGTGCTGGTCACCGGATCTCCTCGAGCGCGTAGAGAAGCTGCCGAGCGTCGCACCGCACCTGCGAAACGGCGTCTTCCAGTTCCACGTCGTCCCCGCGCAGCGTCGGACCGACAAGTTCGCCCTCGCGCCAGGACTGCACGATCTCCTCGACGTCCGCGCAGACCGGGACGATGAACGCCTCGACGGTGTAGCTGTACGAATCCTCCTCGTCGCCCTCGCGCTTGGTGGCGAGGACGGCGACGCCCCCGGACCTGTCATGACCGAGGCAGGTGATGGCCTCCAAGTCGTGTACGACCACGGACCACGAGAGGCCCGGGGTCAGCCGCACCAGGGCGCTCAGGTACTGCTCGGCGTCCATGTCAGCCCTCCATCCACGGCGCGTTCGCCAGCGCGTTCCACTGCGCCGTCATCACGCGGCTCTTCCCCCGGTTGTCGTCGCGCGGGGCGACGTACCACCAGAACGTGGCGCACGGCACCAGCAGCTCGCAGACCGTCCGCACGAACGTCTGGATCTCGGCCGGCCGGTGCCAGTCCGGCCAGCCCGAGCCGCCCTTCGTCTGGTACAGCCCACCGCTCGGAGCCATCGGCTTCCCGAGCGCGGCGGCCCCACCGACCGCTCGCCACTCCGCGGCGGCCGCGCCGATGGCGCCGATGGGGTCGCCCGCGGTCCGCTTCTTCAGCGACCAGTAGGTCTGCGGCATCAGGCCGTGGACGCCGGCGATCATCTCGGCCCACGGGAACGTGCCGTGGGTCTTCGGGAAGCAGTAGCTCGACAGCAGCAGGGTCAGGTCCGCGAACCGCAGCGCCTCCAGGTAGCGCGTGGCGTGCTCGCGGTAGTACGGGTGCTCCACCGTCTTGCCGGCCTGGGTGTAGCGGCGCTTGAAGCCCTTCTCCGCGTTCACCACCAGGACCCCGCTGCCCATCTCCTCCGCGAGCCGCATGTGCAGCTCCGCCTCCCGCAGCAGCCGGACGGGCCGGTTGGCGCTGTCGCCCTCGTAGCAGCCCGCGTACACCCACGGGACGGCCTGGATGCCGGCCGCCCTGTACGCCGCGAACAGCCCGCGCAGCCGCCGGCGCGCCTCCTCGGGCGGCAGCGTGTGCGGGTGGACGGAGGCGTGGTCCGCGACCTTGATCAGCACGTGCTGGATGCCGGCTGCCGCCGCCTGTTCGACGTGACGTTCCGGAAGCTGGCTCTCGTTCCAGATCCACAGCCCCTTGCCCCGCAACGGCAGGCGGATGTTCGACCGGTCGCGCATGGCGAACAGGGTCGCGGGGCCCAACTTCCCATCCACCACCAGCCCGTGCAGCGCCTGGAAGAGGGCCACCTGCCCCGCCAGCGGCTCCGCCCACACGGGCACCACCTCCGAGGCCAGACGCCGAAACCGCGGCGGCAGGTCGGCCGCCTTCCAGATCGTGCCCTGGACGCGCGCGTTGTAGGCGACCGCGGCCGCGACGTTGAACTCAGGCACCATCCTCGTCCTCCCCGTCCAAGTCCACGCCATGCTCGACGAGCGACAGCCGGAACTGCCCCACGTAGCGGTCGGCGATCCCGTCGCGGTCGTACGCCCGCGACCGCTCCATCGTCCGCAGCGAGCGCCGGAACAGGCTGTCCCGCACCCAGCGTCGCTCCTCGTCCGAGGCGATCACGTAGTAGCCGGCCGGCGTCCCCGTGGCCGACCCGACCGGCACCAGGTGGTGCAGCACCAGGTGGCGCAGGATCGTCCGCAGCCGCCGCGGGTCGACGCCCGCCTCTGCCGCCAGCTCGCGCGACACGATCGCCCGCTCGCGCCCGCGCCGGAGCTTCAGCGCGGCCAGCACGCGCGCCTCGTCCTCGGCGAGGCCAAGCCCCGCCGGCGAGCGCTGCGCCGCCTCGCGCGTCAGGTCCAACTCGAGCTGGCGCTGGCGAGCGTCGTCACCCACGTCCGCCCCCGTCCCGCAGCGCGACGTACGCTGCAGCGAGCTGGTCCCGCAGCGTGGCCGCGATGCGGCCGGCCGAGGCCAGCGCCTCGAGCGGCACGCCCGCGCCGCCGCCCAGCTCGGCCGGCAGCGCCACGGCCACGGGCGCCGGCGTCGACCCGGCGCGGTCCCGATCTCCGCGCTCCACCCGCCGGTGCACGATCATCAGCCGGTCGAGCTGCCGCAGGAGCTGGCTCGCCGACAGCCGCGCCAGGCGCAGCACGTCCCACGGATCCGTCTGGCGCGGCCCGTCGTTCACAGGTCCACCTCGCGCCCCGTCCGGACGTCGACCAGGCCGGCCAGCAGGGGCTTGCCACCGCGGCCTCGCGCCGGCCGCCCGAAGCGCATCTGGTAGTCCCACGCCCCGATGACGTGCTCCGGCAGGCCCGTCCGCTTCGAAGTGGGCGCACGCACGACGGCCGACGCCGACGCCGTGACCTCCGCGCCGGCCGCGCTGACCGACACCGTCGGGCCCGGCACCACGCGCAGCCGGCGCGGCTCGACCGGCTCGTCGCCCAGCCGCACCACGCCGCGCCGGCCCGTGCGCCGGGCGATGGCCGCCTCGTCGCGCATCCACTGGCCTGGCGCCACCTCGCGCACGACGCCCGCCGCCGCCAGCACCTTCAGGTGCCGCCGCACCGCGGCCGCCGCACGCCGGTCCGCCTCGTCCTCGAACAGCGCCGGCTCCGGCGCCCGGCGCGTCCGGCGCGCCGACCGCTGCTCCGGCTTCTCGAGCATCGCCGCGCCGTCCTCGTCGTCCGCCTCGGCGCCGCCGGCAGACCGCTGGGCCGTGCGCGCGTCGTGCTCCTGGAGCGACTCCCACACGGAGCGGCGCACGCCCGACAGCGACAGGCGCCGCGCCGTCTCCGCCGGCGTCGCGGCGGCCGCGTGCGGGCCGTCGCCGGGCGGCAGGGCGTCGAGCACGTCGAGCGGCGTCATCGCGCGTGCCCCCGCAGCGGGCACCGCATCGCCTCGCGCTGGCCCCGCTTCCGCGTCCACTCGCCGGAGCTCGAGCGCAGCCAGCGGGTCATCCCGCAGCCGCAGTGCACCGTCCCGCCCGCCGCGCCGCAGTCACGGCAGAGCCGCACCCCGAACAGGGCGTCATGCCCACACGCGGCGCAGGTCCCACTGCGGATCGCCATCGCCGTGCCCCGCTCCGCGCCCTCGTCCAGGGCCTGCCGGTAGCAGCTCTCCAGCCTCTCCTCGTGCGTCATGTCCGCAGCTCCCGCTCCAGCAGCGCGCGCGCCGTCTCGTCCAACGGCTGCGCGAAGAACAGAAAGGCGTCACCAGCGGCCAGCTCGCGCCGCCCCTGGAACTCCACCAGCCAGTCACCCGACCGGGGAATCGACCGCCCCGCCGTGACGCGGACGACGTGCTCGTCGTCGCGCACCGGCCGGGCTACCACTTCCAGGTTGCGGAGCCTGAACCGTCCCATCCGCGCCTCCCTCTGCGGAGCCCACGACCGGGCGGTCATGGGCTCCCCAGAAGGCCCCTCCGCAGCGCGCAGAGGGGCCGGCCTGGGCGACAGGCGATGTCAGCCGGCTCGCGGCGGGCCGCGCTCGCGCGCCAGTACCGAGTCGGGCGGCCGCGTTCTGACCGCCCGCGCACCGCGACGCCGCCGCGCTGTCCAGGCGGCCGTCGCGGCCTCGACGAGCGCGCGCAGCAGCAGCAGGCTGAGCCGACGCAGCTCCTCGAGGTCGAGGTAAGGGTAGTGGTGGAGGCAGCAGACCATCAGCGCCGCGCCCCCGCCGCCGTCTCCTTGCCCGGCCAGCCGGTCCGTTCCCACAGCCGGAAGTGCGCCCCGCACAGGTCCGTGTTCGGCCCGATGTGGTGCGGCGCCTCGCGGTCGCAGGTCTTCCCGGCCTTCGCCCCCGTCAGCGGCCAGTCGCACAGCGTCTCCGGCTGGCGCGGCCCGCCGCACGCCCACCCCACGTGCCCGTCCGGCGTCACGAACTGTCGGCACGGCATCGGCTACCTCCCGTCCTGCGCGTCGCGAAGCTGCGCCACCTCGTCGCCACGCTGACCGCCCTTGAGCCGCTTCACCGTCTCCGGCGGCAACACACGCTCCAGCGCCGCGACCGCCCGCTCCACGCGCCCGGCCACTTCGTTGGCGTCGGCCACCGTCCGCAGGAGCATGGCGTACGCACCCTCCTGGTTGCCCTCGTACAGCCGCCGCCACGCCTGCTTCAGATCGAACCGGACCCGCGAGGCGCTCGGGCCGGAGAGCGACAACTGGTCGAGCGCTTCGGCGAGAGCCTGGCTTCGCGCGTTCAGCGGCCGCTCTGCGATTCTCGTCGCTGCCACCATGTCAGCCCTCCGCGCCCTGAACGCCCTCGACCTTCGGCTTCGCGAAGAACTCGTCGCCCTTCTTGCGGGTCACGCCGAGCTGGCCCAGGGTCTCGTCGTCGTAGCCCTCCAGCACGGTCTTGAGGATCTTCTCGGTCGTCCGGATCGCCGCGTCGAGCTTGAGTTCCTTCAGCTTGGCGAGCGTGCCGTCGACCCGCCGGATGACCACGCCGGACTTCTTCCGCCAGCCGACGGAGCCGAACGTCAGCTCGCGGGTCTTCCGGCCCCCCAGATCCTTGCGGTGCGCGGTCACGAACTCGCGGATCGCCTTGAACCTCGCCAGGCGACTGCTGACGAGCGCCTTCACCCTGGGCGTCAGCTCCTCCTTCGCCTCGTTCACGATCGCCCGCAGCTCCGCCTTCAGCGACGCGATGCGGACGTCGTCGTCCCCCATGTCCTTGAGCGCCTGGTCGACATCGTCCCACGTCCGGATCTCCGCCATGACCGGGACCTGATTGCTCGCCGCCACCATTTCCGACCCCCCTTCGCGCCCCGTTCAGCGCGTTCAATCGTTGTTCGATGGCCGACTTACGCGCCCGGCATGAGCAGCGCCGCCGCCCCCTGCCAGTCCTTCAGGTTCGGCTGCTGCCGCCCGCCGTCCGCGGCGATCAGCCGCGCGATCCGCAGGCAGTTCGTCACCGCCCGCAGCGACCCGCCGCCGAGCGCCAGCTTCGTCAGGAACGCGACGCCCAGCTCGTCGACCCCGACCGCGATCGCCCGAACGTCCTTCTCGGGGATCTCCCGCGGCACGCGGCACTGGAGCGCCATGCGCGAGAAGAGCTGCGCCCAGCCGAGCTGACCCCGGCCGTGCAGCCGCCCGTACACGACGTCGTTTCCGGCCAGCACGATCGGCACCCGCGTCGCGTCGTACAGCGTCCGCAGCTCTTCCAGCGCGCCGAGGCTCAGGTGCTGCGCCTCGTCGATGATGACCACCAGGCGCTCCGCCTCGCCGGCCAGCGCCGCGACCAGCGTCGCGAACTGCGCCCGCATCCCGGCGCCGTTGCCCGGCGCCGGCAGACCGGCCGCGACGATCAGGTCGTCCAGCAGCGCCGACGCCTGCCGGTGGTGCGGCGCGCCCGTCACCCACACCACCTCGCCCGGGTGCGTCTCGCGGTACTGCTCGAGCGCCATCGTCTTGCCGACGCCCGGGTCACCCCAGACGATCGCCATGCCCCGCACCAGGCGCGCGTACGTCACCGCCCCGATCACGTTGGCGGACGCCTCGGTCGCCACGAACTCCCGGGCGGGCAGCGACACGGCCGGCTCCGGCCGTGCCTGGGTCGCGGCCAGGAAGCGCTCCACCAGCTCCGCCACCTTGTCGTTGTCGCCGCCGTACTTGCCGCTCAGCCACTCGCTCAGACGACCCGGCGCCATCTCCAGGCGCCGTGCCACCGCGCCCTGCGACAGGTGCGCGCGCTCCATGTAGGCGCGCAGGTCCTGTCGCACCTGCTCGGCGGGCGTTCCCGCCTCCTCCCGGTTGACGTCCCTTGCCACCAGTGCCATGCCGCGATACCCTTTCCGTCTCGTGCGTTGTGCTCGCGGAGCGGGGCTGTGTCCGCAGCCCCCTCCGCACCCTTCCCCGCGTGAGGGGATTGAGACTATTCGACGCCCATCACCCGGCGGAGTGACCGCCACGCCTCGGCTGCCGCGGCAGCGGGCGTCACCGCCTCTCGCTCCGACAGCGCCGCCAGCTTCGCCTCGGCCGCCGCCAGCGCCTCCGCCTTGCGCACCTTCTCGACCCGCTTCACCTCGCCGGCCTTCGCCAGCTCGCGCGCCGCCTGGTCGACCACCGTCCGCAGCGGCGTCAGCACCTGCGGCCGCTCCGCCGCCACCACGGGCCCGATGTGGGTCAGGATCATCTCGCCCTGGTCGAGCCCCCGGGCGACCTCCTTCTGCGCGTCCAGGTCGCCCGCGTGCAGCCCACGGACGAACTTCTTCTTGCGGCCGATCGCCTCGGGCGCCTGGTCGTCGAGGAAGCCCACCCGCTCGACCACCTGCGCCGGCGCGATCCACCGGCCCGCCAGGTCGAACACCTGCACCTCGCTCAGGTCCTCGCGGTCGTACCGCACCACGACCTGCTTCCCGAGGTCCGCCTTCCGCACCGCCGCCGCGAGCTGCTCGCTCCAGAAGTGCCGCTTCTCGACCGTCACCCCGTTCGGCCCGACCTTCACGGTCTTGGACCGCGTCATCAGCAGGGCCAGCGTCGGCGGCGCCGCGACGCGGATCTGGGCCTCCGGCAGCTTCGCGTTCCACACCTGGTTCGGAGAGCGGCGGTTCATCCCGTGGCCGCGGTGCGGGGCCTGGTGGTAGACCTCCTCCACCCAGCGATCGAACAGCACCTCGAACTCGCCCAGCGTCAGCACGTCGCCGCGCTTGCGCGCCGCCTCCGTGCTGTCGGGCCGCTCGAGCGGATTCCGCCCGGTGTAGCCGCGCAGCAGCCCCTTCTCGAACGTCTGCCGCTGCGTCCCGAAGAACCGCTCCACCGGCTTCGCCCCCGGGTTGCCCGGGATCGCGAAGTGCCCCTCGACCCCCAGCAGCCGGTACAGCCCCAGCATCTCGTCTTCGGTCTTCGTGACGCGGAAGCGCGGGATGTTGCCGGCCAGCTCGCGGCTGGAGAAGTCCGGGCCGTTGTCGAAGTAGCCGTGCACCGGGACGCCGTGCGCGCGGCAGCCCCGCGTGAACGCCACGATGATCGTCTCGGAGCACGGCATCGCCGTGACGCAGCGCCCGACGATCCGCCGCGAGGCCATGTCCTGGAACGCCGTCGCCCACGGCCGGGCGATCTCGCCGTTCGGCCACAGCACCCAGCAGTCGAACACCTCGTGGTCGGCCACCCACACGTCATTGACGTTCAGGTCGTCGTACCGCCGCTCGAGGTACGGCAGGCACGCCCGCGCGGCCGCCTCGCCCTCGCGCCCCTTCGCCACCTGGTAGCGCGGGATCGACTGCAGGAACCGCCGCATGGTCTGGTCGGACGGGAGCGCCCAGCTCTCCTTCTGCGCCTTCGCGCGCAGCTCGCGGATCGCCAGCGACATCCCCGGCCGCGTCGGCCGCAGCCAGCAGGTCCGCAGGTACAGCCGCGCCGCCGCCGGCCACTCGGCCGCCCGGCCGCGCTCGCGGTAGCCCGGTACCAGCCCCTCGATCCCGTGCGCCTGGTACGCGGCCCGCCAGCGCACGAGCGTCGCGCGGGAGAGCGCCGTCTCGGGGTGCTCCGCCGAGTACTCCGCGCACCAGGCGTCCTGCGCCTGCCGCACCGACGAGTACTTCGCGCGGTACGCCTTCGACCAGGCGTGCCAGGCGTCGAGCGCCAGCGAGCGCCGCACCGCCGTCTCCCGGTCGACGTCCCGGACCAGGGCCAGCTCCACCGGCGGCGCCGGCGTGGGCTCGGGTGCCGGGGCGCTGCGCGACACGTGCCGCAGCAGCGCCGCGAACACGTCCGCCGGCAGGGACTCAACGAAGAAGATGCGCCGGTGTCCGGTGCTGCAGCGCTCTGTCGTCGACCGCCATCGCTCCGCGGTCGCCCGCATCCGCACGGTGCGCCCGTCCGCCAGCCCGAGTGCAGCGGCCAGCGTCGTGGCGTCCACCACGGCCGGCAGCGACACCTCTCGGTCGGGCACGAGCGCCAGCGCCATCGGTCAACCTCCGCCCCGCAGGACGTCCGGTGGTCTACTGCTGCACCTCGCCGTCGCGCGGCGCGGTCCCCGTCAACGTGACCGCCTGCGACAACCGCTGTCGCACCAGGTCAGCCATCCGCTGCTGCCGCCGCTCGCGCAGCGCCTCCCGGCGCTCCTCCGCCCGCGCCGCGTTCGCCTGCCGCTCCCCGGCACTCAGCCGCACGGCCAGCCCCGGCAGGGACACCACGCCGGCCGCGCGCTTCAGCTCGGACACCGCCAGCTCCATCCGGGCGACCTTCCACGCCAACACGGAGACCAGGCGCGTCGTGAAGAGCCACGACACGGCCGAGACGCCGAGCGCGATCCACGTCAGCACCGTCACGGCTTCCCTCCCGTACGCCGGTCGACCCACGTGCTGCGCGCCTGCTTAAGCAGCGCCCGCTTGCGCGTCAGGGCCTGCTCCTCGCGGTGGATGTCCACCTCGAGCTGCGCCATCTGCGCCGCGATGTCGACGTCCGGATCGGAGTGCACCCGCTTGCCGCCCACCTCCGCGAGGATCGCGAGCGGCCGCCACGAGCCGACGACCTGGCAGAACGCCGGCAGGTACGCCGCGGGAAAGCGATGCGAGTGCTCCTTGCTGTCGGCGGTCCAGGCGTCGAGCTGGCTCTTGGTGACCTCGAGGCCCAGCACCCGGCTCATCCCCGACGCCACCTCGTAGCGGTCGCCGCGGAACTGCCGGATGGCCTCCGACAGCGCCCCGCGCAGCGCGGTGTCGACGTTCATCGAGCCGGGCTCCCGCGCCGGCGCCTCCCGCCCGAGCTGCTCGAGCAGCCCGAGCAGATCCATCTGCCGTTCGTCCGGCCGTCGCGTCGTCATCCGAGGACCCCCACCAGCCAGGCGTCGAGCCCACGCACGATCTGCTGTGCCTTCCACCAGGACGTGTGCAGGCCGCCGCCGGCCAGCGTCGGCCACGCCTCCGTCTCGACGACGGCGCGAAGCAGCTCGTGGAGCGGCAGCCCGTCCGGCCACAGCGGCAAGCTCAGGTCCACGTCGCCGCAGAACGCCTCGCAGTCACCGGGCGCCGGCAGCGCCGAGCGCAGCCGCTCCTTGGCGATGCGCACCTGGTCGAGCGTCGCGTCCCGGCCGCTGGCGACCAGCACGGTGCGCAGGTGCGGCGCGTCCTCGCGGGCGATCGCCCAGCAGACGTGACCGAGGCAGACGTGCGGGACGGGCGTGAGCGGCGTGCGCAGCGCGGCCTTCATCGGCTGCCCCCCGTCCGCGCTTCGACCGCGCGGGTGAGAGCGTCCATCGCCTGCTGCGCCTCGGGGTCCACGGACCGCGACGCCGCCGCGGCGAACATGGTCGGGCGGTCCGGCCCGAGCGGCAGCGGCACCTGCGCCGTGGGCGCCAGGATGGTCGAGACCAGCGTCTTCACGTCCGCCACCTGCCGCCGCGCGTACTGGCCCTCGCGCCACTCGCGGCAGATCCGCCGGACGGTCGCCAGCGACGGCGTGACCGGCGACCCGAGCTTGTCGGCCCACAGCTCGATCGGAGAGATGCGACCGTGGAACCGCTCCAGCGCGGCCAGCACGATCTGACGCTGCTCGGCCGTCGTCACGGGCTTGCGCCCCACCTTCGCCCAGGGGAACCGCCCCGCGAACCGCCGGTGCATCGTCGCCCGCGACAGCCCCGTGCGCCGCTGCACCTCGGACAGGAACTCCGCCCGCAGCCGCTTCGGCAGCGCGGAGTACTCCCGCGCGAGCTGCCGCCAGTCCTCCGGCCGCAGGTCACGCTCCTCGATGTCCCGCCGACGCCGCTGCGCCATCACCGCACCATCCATTAGAAAGGAAGGGCCTCCCCCTTCGTGCTACGCTGCGTACCGCCCAGTTCCGCAACGCAACACGAAGGAGGGAGACCATGACCGAACGCGACCAGGAACTTCTCGACGTGCTCACCAGCCGTCTCGAACGCATGATGGACCGGCACACGCTCACGTGTGTGGCGGCGGCCTTCCGCCACACCTACTCGGGAACCGACAACGTCTCCGTCGACAAGGCCCGGGACTTCATCAGGAACATCAGATCCGCGGTCGACCGTGAGATCGAGCGACGCATCGACTAGACCTCTCAGCGTCTCCGAGCACCTTGGACTGCTCGTCCGGATCGTCCGTCCCCGGAACGTAGAGTGCGACCATCTTCCCGAAGGTCGCACCGACCCCGATGTGGTACCCCACCCACCGCAACGGCCCGCCCGCCACGTACAGCGCCCGCCGCCCGAGTCCCTTCACGAAGCCCAGCATCGCAACCTCCAAGTGGGCGGTCCGACCTGCCTTCACCTGCCGCCCCCGGACGCTCGCACGCCCGGCCTCCGCTGCTCGCCATTGCCGGTCGCAGCGGCTCGACCGTCGGCGCCACCCCCGTCCTGGGCCTGCGCCGATGAAGCTAGGAGACGCACCGGGTAGGTCTGGCCCCGGCCGTCAGCGCCGGACCACACCATGGCCCGGCTCCCCCTCGTGGCATCTCAGTGCGCCAGGTCCGGCCGCTGCCGGTCCGGCTCCGTCACCTCGTCCTCGCCGAACTCCGTCAGCACCGGGTCCGGCCAGTACACCGCCCGGCCCTCGGGGTCCGTGTAGCGCCAGGCCAGGCCGTCCCGCGCCAGGTCTTCCAGCGCCACGAACGTCGACAGCTCGTTCGTCGGGCCCTGCCCCACGCGGCGCAGCTCCGTCAGCACGTCGGCCACCAGGACCGGCCGGCACTCGCCGTCCGCAACGACGCGCAGCGCCTGGAGGACCGCCCTCACCAGCTCAGCTCCTCGAGCGCGGCGCGCAGCCCCGCCAGCGCCCGGTCCGTCGCGTGCCGCTCGAGCGCCGCCGTCCGCCGGACGGCGCGCCACTCGATCCGCGCGCCCGGCTCGAGCACGCGGTTGCACACCACGCGGCCCGCCCGCCGCAGCGCCCGCACGTGCCGGAACACGGCGACGGCCGCCGCGCGCCCGTCGCACACCTCCGGCACGAGCCGCGCCGCCAGCTCGCGCACGCTCGCCGGCCGGGCGAGCAGCGCCAGGTACACGTCCTCCCGCGTGGGCTGTCCCGTCGTGGTGCGTAGACGCCGCAT